CACGGCCATCTGCGAAGGACTCGATGCCGATGCTCCACCACCGCCGGGAGCCTTGGCGTACATCGGAGGAGACTGAGCGATTCTGCCGGCGCTCTCAATGCCCCCGGTGAGCCAGGAAACCGCAGATCCATGAAGCGAACCGGCCCCCAACGCGGAAGAAGTTCCAGACGCGGAAGAAGTTCCAGACGCGGAAGAAGTTCTAACCCCAAACCAACCGAAGATCGTTTTCATGATCCGATCCGTAATCAGAGCTTGAACCATCATTCGGATCATTTGCCTGATGATCGAGTTCGCCATGTCCGTGAATTTCAATTTTCCAGTCATGACCACATCGGCAATCGTGTCCGCAAGAGCGTTCAATCCATACTGCAAGGCGCGCACCGCCTCAATGCCCTTATCAAACGCCGTCGGCATGGAAACGGACATCTGACGCAACCCTTCCGTCACACCATCCACAAAGGTTCCGTCGTACCGAAGCCTTGCCAACTCCATACGCCTTTCGCGCAATTGCCACAGAAGATCCAATTCCTCCTTGGTCGCCCCCTCTTTTCTGGCCTGAAGCCATAAAGAATAAGCCTCAGCGGCGGCAAGATCTTCTTCGGCCTTGAGCAGATCGCGGGAAGACCACGCCAATTTGGCCGCATCCACCGATGCCCTTGCCATGGCTTCGCTTCGCTTCTGCCAGAAGGTGTGCTCGGCTTCCCACTTCTTCAAATATTCGATCTCCTGCGCCTTGTCGGCAATGGAGCTCGACAGAACCGCAAAATCGGCAAGAATCGCCTTGGCTTGCTCATATTGCGACACCGCAGCGGCAGTCGGTTTCTTGCCGGGAGCAAAAACCTTGTCGTAAAAACGGTTTACGGCGATACTGAGCTTTTGGCTTTCCTGATCGAGCTTCTGAACAATGTTGCCGGTCTCTTTTTCTATGCGATACATCTCCGCAGACAAGACATCTCCAACCACGGAAGCCCGTTCCGCCATCAGATCCGTCCCAATCTGCTTCTCAAGATACAATATCTTGTCGTATTCCTTTCGGAGCTGGAGAAGATCCTGATCCACGTCCCAAGAATCCACAATTCCAACTTTCGCCCCACGTTGCGCCTTCTCCTGTTCCTTCTTGTCCCAATACTCCTTCTCCCTTGCCTCCGCTCTGTGGTACGATTCCCATGCCTTCACGTAACGTTCGGTCACCTTGCGCAACAACTCTTCGTCTTCTTTTATGGACAAAATTCGGTTGTCGGCCTTGTGTGATTCCATCGCGGCATAGATCTGTTCAAGCTGCTGAACATACATGTCCTCGATCTTCGCCATTCGATTCAACTGCTCGGCCTGCCACCGTTCAAAACCGGTCTTCCCGGCAAGATTTTCCGAGTAAAACATCTGGTCTATCTGGGTGTTGATCTTGGTGGTGATGTCAAACAGTTTCTTGCGGGCAACAGAGGCAAGAGGCGATTCGACCCCAAGACGGGTCTTGTCGCGCAATCCGGCTTCGGCTTTCTTCTCCGAATCCCCAAGGATCGCCAACGTGATTTCCGCCAACTCATCCGAGGCTTTCTCAGCCTCGGTCTTTACCTCCAACAACCCGGACTGAATTCCCTTGGACACCTCGTCGAAATAGTGCATGGCCTCATAGCGGAACATTTCGGAGGCCATCTTTGCGTCAAGGAATTCAGCGTCAAGATCTTCGTAAACCACGTGCTTTTCGGCTACTTGCCGGGAAACATCCTTGGTCTCCCCACGATACCATTTCCGGAAATCCTCATACCATTTCCGGAAATCCTCCATCGCCGCCTTGCTGTCGATCTTGTATGCCGGTCCTCCGGCCGTCTCCTCATATACATGGCTGTATTGCGAGAACGGATCAGGAATATTCCCGAGCTTGTTCATCTCATCGGAAATGCTTTTAAGCAAGCTCAGCGCGGAAATGACGAGCCCGGCCTGCGTACCGAAGAGAAATTTTCCGATAATCCCGTATGTGGCCGCCTCTCCCAACGCAGAGCGGCTCGAAACGATGTTCGAGATGGTCTCAAGGGCTGTCCCGACCCCGGTAAGAACATTCCAGACGGCTTTTGCGCTTCCTTCCAAAAACTCCAGATTCTTGGAAAGTGAGACGATGGACTCCCCAAATTTCTCAACGCTGAGAGTTTTGAGTCCGAACGCTTCCCCAATCTTTTCCAGCGTATCACCAACTTCGACGGCCCAACGACGTAGTGTTCCGTTTCTTTCCAAATCGTCCAACTCATTGACCCAACGGGACACAAGCGTGCTCATGCCTTGGAACGCTCCGCTCCGCATCAATTCCCGCTCAAATATCTCGCGCTTGGCCCTCATTCGGTTGATGAGCACGTCCCAAAAATCTTCCGTCTCCCTCAATCCGGATTGAAAATTCTTCCCGGCATACTCGAACACGGCTCGAATGATGGTCGAAAAATCAACTCCTCGGCGAATAAATTCCATATACATGTCGGTGACCGACATGTTCATCTTCTCACGCAAGGCCGTCATCAGAAACGGAATGTGCTCGGTAAGCTCCTTCAGGGCATCTTCCATCCCAATAGGTCCGAGTTGAAACAAAGCGGTGATTCGGTCGATGACGGCATGAAACTGCTGTGGACTGGTTTTTCCGGCGGACATCAAGTAACCGAGAAAACCTTCCATCTCCTTCCTGGTGGGTTTGATTCCGGTTGCCGCAAGGTCCACCATGGCCCTTGTCAGGTTTGCGATTCCATAGGTGCGGGACCCAAGTTCTTCAACCCACTTGAGTTCGTCCTGGGACTCGGACGAGGTTCCGACAAAACGCTTCCACGCATATTCCAGTTGTTGAAAATCGGAAGCGAGATCCAAAAGGTGTCTGGATTCCCGAATTACGGAAAGGGAGAGCTGAAGGGTTCCGAGAAATCCGATCAGCGACTTGACGGAGTCCGCAAGTCCACGGGATGCCGCTTCGGATTGTCTCATGGAGCTTGCGGACTCTTGCCATCCCTGACTGACGTTTCTGAGTTGCTTTTCAACCCCTTTGAGAACGTCTACGGCCTGTTTTCCATCGGCCATGACCGTGATGGTCACGTTATTGGTTCCGCCGGATATTGAAGGCATTGGACTTCTCCTAGAACAAGGAGGATACCGACCGTTGCAGGACCCTTCTCACCACGCCGATTTCAAGCCATGTCTGCATCTCGAACAGGTCCTCATCGAAGACCAAGCCGGCGTCCATGAGAAGGGTTACGTCAAGAAGCCTGCAAACATAAGGATGTGGCGGTTTGCTTTGTTTTTCCCCGCACAACCGACACAATTGCGCCCAGGAAGGTCCGTTTCTGCGCTTGCATTCTTCTTCCTTTGAGGGTGTGCACCTTCTTTGAGAAAACAGGTCGTGCAGAGCTTTCTCAAGATCCAACTCCCCCTCTAGGAAGGGTCCGATTCTTGAGACTCCAAACTTGCAAGGGCGTCAATGAATTCGGGAGGCTCACCGGGCTCCCCGACATTTACGGAAATCCCCTCGAACACGGTCTGAGCAACGGCCATGACGATGTCCGGAGCGTTTTTTTCCAAGAGAACCTTCCAGTCTTCCCGGTAATCCGGGTCGTTGGGGTCGCTGGAAAACGGTCTTCCCTCGTAGGCCAAGGTCCCCTTCTTGATTCCGATGATGATCCGCAGTCCAAATTTCATCCTGGATTCGTGGACCTGTTGAATGATCTTGTTTCCCTGCCGCTTGAAGAGCGATGTCGTATAGGCGGCTATCTCCTGCTTTGTCGGTCTTCGAAACAGAATTTCATGGACCGCGCACCCGTCGTTGACCTTTGCCGTGTGCTCACGCACTCCAAGATCACGCATACCTTATCCCCGCTATTTGGTTTGAATTTCGATCTCGTCGTCTTCCCCGGTACACAGGAACGTAACGCTGTAAACACCACGACCGTCCCGATTCGTGACTTTGATGTCCTCCAATTGCGCTTCCGGAACGGATACGGAGACGATGTTCCCGGTAGAGGAGCCGATCGACCAAGACAGATTCGTAAGCGTATTGCTTGAAAGGTAGTTGAACGGATTGAACTTCGCCAATGAGTCCATGTCCATCTCGACGGTCACCTTCGGAGCCCTTGCGGTCGTCAAAAGTTTCGAGAGTCCGCTTGTGTTTTGCATGTCCTTCTTCTCGGAAATGGTTGCGCCAAGGTCCACGGTGATCCTTTCCACTCCGGTCGGAGTGTACGATCCGACAGTCAGTCCGATGGACAGGCACGGCGGAGGCATGTGTTCTTCCCAAGCCGTCACGCTGATGACCGCAGTGTCCGAGGGAGCCGAATGCAAACCGGTCATCTGAAAGTTGACGGATGCGTATCCGTCGGCCACGAACTCCGCTTGAAACGTTCCAATCGTTCCAAGCAACTTGTAGAGGATGCCGTCAAGGTAATAGTAGATCGTGCCGGATTTTGGATCCTTGGTCGTCGGAACATATTTTCGGTAGGCCGGAGGACCCGTCACGGCGCTGGAAGCCATTCCGCACATCTGAAACAAGCTGTCGAGCTGACCGGCTTTCTTCGCGTCGCTTCCGTCTCCTGCGCCTTTGAGTTCACAGGGAATGGTGATCGTCTGTCGTTTCGCCCCGACGGCGAATCCGAGCGGAGACAGCGAGGTCCGCACAAAGTTGCGTTCCCTTTTGTCCGGACTGAATCCATAATCAGGGATTCCGCAAAGCACCGCGTCCGTAGCCGCCGGAGTCGCGTCCGTCCCGTAGGTCGTCTCGACTTTTGCCAAAATCACGGTGTTCCTAAGATTTTTTTCTGCCATCGGCGTATCTCCTAAACTCGGCTGTATGTCTCAAAAACAATGTTGTAGACTGCGGTGGATTGGCTCGAAGCCAATGCCGAAATCCTGACCGGAACGAGTGGAGCAATATCAAGACTCAACGTATTGCCCTTGAGCACATCGACAACCTCCTCAATCAAATAGTAAGCCCCTTTTCTTGTCCCTTCTTCGTCGGAATGAAGAAGTTTCGCATGATCAATCGAGTATGCTCTTGTAACGACAATCATTGATACGAGCACTTTTCTTCTAAACTTCCCACCAACGCCCACCGGCTCGTAAGAAGCCTCCTCGAAATAGACATAGGCTGCCGGAACGGCAACGACCTGATCTTCCAAACTCTGCTTCAACCATTCGGGAAGATCTCCGACCTTGCGGAAGAGTTGTTCGGATTCCAAGGCCGTTTTGACGGCTGCCGTGATGTCGCTGATGGAAACCATGTCTATCCCTCAACGATGTGGCGGACAATGCACCGCTCGATTTCGGAGACGCACGAATCTCCATGGGGAATCATAAAAAACGGCCTTTCCGGAATGCTTACTTCCTTCGAGTGGGAATGCACCATCGAGGATTTGCGCCTTCCTTTCCCGTCTCTTGCATGTTCCGGAACAGTGATCGTTCCTTCAAATCCAAATTGGTGAACCATTCCGGCAACTCCAACATCCGCAAGGAGCACAAGGCGTCCGCGATCCGACTTGATGCGCGGATGAACCGCTTTCTCGAACAGAGTTCCGGAACCGATGAGCGGGCGTTTTCCAGGCCGCTGATTTTTGACGGGTTCCCATGCCGGACGCCCTCCGGCCATAAAGTTCAATCGAATCGTTCGGATGATTATGGATTCAACCTCTTTCCAGCATGGCCGAAAATCCACAAGTCCGGACGAAACATGTTCGAGTCTGTTCTGCGCACCGCGAATATCCGTTTCGATTCCAATCGAAATCATCAGTATTTTTCCCAAAGATCATCCGACCAATAGGGGTCCGGAGCATAGACTCCGAATCGAATTGCGGACGGTTTGCTTCCGTCCTCGGAAGATCCAAGGTCGGCGTTTCCCGTTGCAACGTCTTGAAGAAACTGCATCGCGGCCATATAGCGTTCATGCCGTTGTTTCAGTGGAATCATGCGCCGGGTAAAGAGCGTATATATCGCCAGATCGACGCTGAGTTCCTTGACGGTTTGGGTCGGAGAATCCAAGGGAACGGAGTATCGGGAAGAGACAAACCCGTCGATGATCGAATCGGCCCGTTCGATGGCGGAAAGAACATTTTGTGCGTTTACTGCGCCGGTTGGTTCCACCAAGTCGTCGGTAAGCTCGATCAAGGTTTGTTCGTCCAACTCCTCCAAGATGTCGTCAATGGTGCAGTAGGCCATCTTGTCACTCCGAAACGGCTCTCTTCAAAAGCTCGGCCAAGACTGAGGTTTTTGCGGTTGCGGAGAAACGAATATTTTGCTTTTTCAAAGCATCCATGATCTCGAACCGGTTCATTTCGGAAACGGGCTTTTCTTCCGCATCTTCACATTCGTCCATGGTTTGTTTGCGCTCATGCGGCCTCGATACCGCATCGTCCTCGATGATGGTGACAAATCCCTTGGCTTCGAGGACCTTGGCGATGGAGTGAGGGAGGATCACCGTAGAGCCGGGCCTATGGGTTCGATCCATGGCGCGTATCGATCGGTTGCCGCTCACACGCACTTCAACTTTGCGTTCTGAGTCGTCCGTCATGGGAGGTATCCTTTCCTGTTTGGATGATTGGAAAGACGGGCGAAAGGGGAGGGGGGGGGAACCTTCCGCCCGTCAGCGCCTTTCGGCGCTCGTTTTAGGTGCACACGGTCGCACGCACGATGGCGTTGGGTCTCTGCACCACCGGCAGAGCCCTGACTTCGGCCAAGATCCAACGACCGCTGGGATCTTGTTCCGACCAGGATTTGCTGAAGAAGAAATCGGACGGGGACGCACCCTCTTGGACGCACGGCGCGTAGGGCATGTCGAACACGTCTTCTCCTTCTCCGATAAGGATGAACTCGTCGGGGTCCACAAAGCGGGTTCTGGTTCCGGAATCGGTCACGAAGGACCCGTTGTATTCCTCGATGGTGACCCCGGCCAGCCGGACGATGGCTCCTTGCTCGGCGATTTGCCTTCCACGCTCGCAGACAAGCAGTACATGCACGGAAGAGTCGTTGATGATCGCATTCATGTCCTTGTATCAGCAGAATGCGTGCCAGCCGGTCACCGTATGGCCGGAATCGTCCTCGATCATGAGCTTCCATCGACGGATGTCTCCGATGATGTCCGGGTCCTCTGCGTCACCGTTCCACGGTTTGCCGACCACCTCGGTGTGGTCGGCATCGAAGAGATAGTCCGCCAGCACGGTCGTCAGATCGGAATCCAGAACCTGGCCTCGGAGGGCGTGAGCAGCCCAGAATTCCAGGGTTCGCTCGATCTCGTTTCTCATATCGAGCTGTTCTTTGGCGATTCGGCTTTCGAGCAATTCGGCGGAAATTTGGGACCCGAAGGCGCGAACGGAATCCACTTCGGCCGCGGAGATGAATTTCTTTGGGGCGATCCTTGGGGCTTCGCAGGGGTAAAACACCCGTGAGGTTTTATCGCGCACAAGCGCCGGGTCCGCGACTCCAATGGTCTTGAGCACGCCTTCGGAGCCGGATATGACCTCAAAGCCGAACCGGGAGCTGAGAACCGCATGGGCTTTGGGTCTGAAGTATCGGTTGAGGATTACTCCCCCCGGAGTTCTCATCGCATTGATGGCGGTGGTTAGAGCTCTAACCAAAAACAGGTTGTCCATATCGGAGCCTCCTTTTTACCTGGTAAAGAGTGGTGTCAAAAAAAAATCGACCAACCGTCAGGAGATGGTCAGCGGATCTCCTTCTTCGATCACAAGAATTCCTCGGTCCGCAAGTTGCTGAAGGGCGGCGGCTTTTTGGGAATTGGTGATCTCGGAGGGCCATACAAGATCGGCGTCACGATACATTCCGGCAAAGTAGGCGTTTGCGACAAGATCGTCGTCTGCCGGAACCACGGCGCTTTCCAGTTCCGCGAGGATGCATCTCGCAACCTGCGTTCCGTCGCTTGCGGCAGGGGCCAAGGGAGCCCATTTGTAGCTTGCGGTGATTTGTCCAAGCACCGTTCCTCTTGCCACCGTCCCGGAGCCTGAAGCAAGGACGATCTTTTTCATCAGATGCACATCTCCGGAAATGAGGGTCGATGGACTCGATTCGGTTTGGGTCGTCAATCCAAGGGTTCCAGCCATTTGAAGTCCTCCTCTTGTTGTGCAAAACGGTTATTCGGAAACCTGCATGGACAATTGCATCCGGTTGGCTCTTTCCGCGATGCGCCTTCCAATCTTTACGGCATCGGATTCCATACTCGCCGTTTCTTCGCAGACCGTTTCATCGGATGCGAAATGTTTCGTGGGATCGGGGATGATCTTCTCGGCCCCGGTGATGAAGGTTTCCATGAAGTAGGAGCCGACATTGAATCCGGTTCCGTCTTCCATGGTCGCCGTGATGGAATCCACGGCAAGCAAGGCTTCGATGAGTTTCGGGTCCGAAGCGACGGACGGGCTGAGTCGGAATTCCGCGAGGGCCGAAGAGATTTGTCTTTGCAGTTGTTCGGACCGAAGCGCCCGTTTTAGTTTGAGGTTTTCTTCAGCCAATTGCGCGAGCCTCGCTTCGGCCTCGTTTCCGCAGGCCGGCTCGACATCCTGTCCGCAGTCCGGGCAGAGTTCTTTGCTCTCGGTTCGCAGCGTATCTTCCATGATGCTTTTCCTCCCGTTGTGATCGTTTATGGTTTTTTGCACAAGTTCCACGGCCTGGGCGAACGTGCCGACATGATCGATGAGATTGGACGACAATGCGTCCTGGGCCATGAAAATCCTGGATTCTCCGGACGCCGCCAAGGCTTGCTCAAAACTCATGTTTCGGTTGAGGGCAACCGCGTTGAGGAAGATCTCCAGGGTTTTGTCCACCAATTCCTGCAAATAGGATCTGGCTTCTTCCGTAAGCGGCCCGGTGTTGCTTGCGATCCGTTTGTACCGACCCGAATAGATTTCTGTTCGCACGATTCCCTGTTTGGCGTCCATGCCTGAGAGATCGTAGTGCATGACGGCAACCCCGATGGAGCCGATCATGGAAGTTTTGGAGGCAATGATGCGCTCGGATGCGGACCCGATCCAGTAGGCTGCGGAGGCCATCATTCCGTCCACGTAGGCCGTGATGGGCTTCTTCTTCCTGGATTCCCGAATGAAGGTGCTAAGGTCGTCAACCCCGTCCACGGTTCCGCCGGGGGAGTCGATGTTGAGCATGATTGCGCGGACGGCCGGGTCGTTTAGGGCCTCGGAGATTTGCTTTTTGATCAGTTGCGTGGAAACGCCGCCGCTCCAATTGGTGATGAGATTGGCCCTCTTTGAGATGGTTCCGGTAATGTCGATGACGGCGATTTCTTTTGGAACGGAGGGTTTTTCCTGGGCTCCGATCTCAAGGCAGTGGAACCTTTCGCGGTTGGTTTGCCCCGAGATGAGAGCGGATATCGCCTTGTCGATCTCTTGGAGCTTCGCCGGATGAACCGCCCACAGTCGATCTTGTATGGTTGTCAGTTTCATTTCGCCTTTTCATTCCTCTTTGGTTCGGTCCGGTTTCATACGGTCCTGGAGTCGCTGTTCCTTCCTTTTTTGTTCCTTCTCCTGGGTTGTCTGCGGAGGTTTCTCGGATGGATCGGTCAAGCTGAATTCTCCGGACCGAAGATTGTATGTGCGCATATAGTATTCTTCGGTGAAGCGGACTCCCTGGCTTGTCAGGGCGGTGTCCCT